AATGACATAACCATAGTTCAGTCCTCGCCGGTAGACGGCAGTGCGTTGTAGTCAGCTTCCATCTGAAACAGAAGCGCGGGGTCGATGGTCTTGATCAGTTTGCGGAGACGCAGCCCTGGACGCTGCTCTCCAATCGTGGCGTGCGTCTCGGCACCGCCGAGAGTAATCGGGTCGTCGAGCTTGCAGCTGTTGATGATGTCCTGAATGCAGCGGCGGCCTCGCTCGTTGCGGAGCACATACCGCATGTCCTCGGAGCGGTTCAGGGCACGCCACTCCTTGATGCGCTTCTGCTTGGCCGCGATCTTGGGGTCGTTCGTCGTGCCCATCAGACGCCCAATTCCATGTAGGAGACCGTCATCGATCCGAACCCAGCACCTACCCAGATGCTGATCTTGCTCGTGGTCCTGATCGTCCGGGTGCCGTTCGTCACCAGCCGCCAGCCATTCAAGCCCATGGTCGAGGTGCCTGGACTGATGTAGACAGGCTGGCTGTCTGGGTTCCAGATCACAATGCCGCCCAAGCGCCTGGTGTTCTCTGATACAAGTTCAGTCAGCGCACTCTCCGCACAAGCGACCTGGCCCGTGCCGATCACCTCTAGCCCCGCGTCAGCGAAACGGGGGATCTTGTGCTCGTCTGAGCTATCAAGGTCCAGCCAAACAGCCTGGCCGAACCCACGCGAGTTGGTTGTTTCCGTGAGCGCAGTCACTGCACGGCTCCCGCCTCACGAGCCATCATCTCAAGCGCAGACTCGCCAGCAATGTCTGCCTGGCTGAGATCCTTCGCCGCGCCTGCCATCGCAGGAGCCTGCTCTGCCTGAGCCGCAGCCGCCTGCTGCTGTGCGCGTAGCTCGCGCATGTCCGCGACATCGTCCTCGTCTCGGGTGAGCTTGGGCGGCAAGCCGAGCACCTCGGCGTGCTCGCGCACCAACTCGTCCCAGTCGATGATGTCCAGCGTGGACGGCTCCAGCTGAGCCATGCCGCCGACGAACTGCACATGCCGCTCGACCGTGCCCAGACCGCTCATCTTCTGTGCCTGAGCGATCTCACTCACATACACAGGCTTGAAGTCCTGGCCCTGCATCTGCTCGGGAGGCATGGGCACGATGCCGTCCATGCCAAGCTCCCAGTACATCTGCGAGTCGCGGATCATCATGGCCGAAACCCTGCTGATCACAGGGCCGAAGACATCGTCAGCGTGCCGCTCCATCGTCGGGCCGAGCACCGTCATCTTCTCGGCGCTGCGAGCTCTCACCTCTTCAGCCGTCGCAGGAGTGCGCCGGTCGTCGTTCAAGAGCATCAAGAACAGGTTGGTCATCAGCGCCTTACCGATGCGGTCTCTGGTCTCCATCCGCTCGTTACGGCTCTCTTGATACGGGTAGTTGATCTCGTGAACAGGGCGGGTGCCCTTACCGCTCGCAAGCCCTGGGTCAGACGTCTGCGCCCCTGGAAGCAGCGACACGACCTCATCAGCAAGCTCTGGGCTCGTCAACAGCGGCGGGTCGATCTCCTTGTCCAGCGCATTCAAGTGCTTCCGAGTCTCGCTCTGGAGCATCCTGATATCACCCAAGGCGATCATGCACGGGCAGTTCGTGGCGTAGATGTCAGCGTCACCCCTCGACCACCTGGCAGCGATCACAGGGAACTCGCGGTACCCTCCTTCGCGCAGCAGACCGCCCTGGGCTCCACCGCCAGCAGCGGCTCCCCAGTTCGGCGTGTGCTCCCGTGTGCCTGCCCCAGCCTTGCGCTCCCAGTACAACTCAGCCCAGGGCATGTCCGTAGCGTAGGGGCTCGACTTGTCGTGCTTCGTGCGCGGCCAGATGGCATGGCGGATCGTGATCCGGTTCTCCATCTGCTTCTGCCTGATGCTGTTCCGAGCGTGGATGCTCAGGTTCTCTTCCCCGAACTCGCTCGCAGCCTGGCGCACCGTCATCTCGTACTCGCGCACGAACGTGTCCACCCGCCCGTCGTAGCTGTTCGCCAAGGCGTAGCTGCCGATGGGGAACACCTCATAACGCACCGTCTTCTCTGGATGGTTCAGCAGGATCATGCAGGCCGTGCCGAACACCAGTTCATCTTGGAACATCGCGCCCAGCGACTGATAGAAGTTGCTCCTCTCGAACACGCCGAGCATGGCGTCCCTGAAGTCTTCGAGCCACTGCTTGACCTCTGGGTCTTCGTTCAACTCCGGGTCGTCTGCCCTAAGACCGAACCAGGGCCGTGACGGCGAAGCCATGCCAGCGAGCAGCCCGCTCTTGGCGATCTCCACCGCAAACGTGGCCGTTGAGTCGAGGATCTTGGTGCGGTTCTCGCCGTCACCGTTGTTCGTGTCGCTGCTGTGGAACCGGGGCCGGTTGGGCAGGACATACCGAGCGAGTGAACGCCACAACTCGTCGAACGTGGACCGCTGCTTGAGGATGTTCTCGTAGCGCAGATCCCAGGAGCGGATCAACTCGTCGTTCTTCTTCTGGTTCTCGTTCATCCGCCGAGCACCGATGGGGCGCTGGGCGTGACCTGGGCATCTGCCCCGCCGAGGCTGCGGCCCGCCGCTCTAGAGAGCGATGCCACAGCACCGCCCTTGCGCTTCTTGTTCGACCGAGCCTTCTCCCTAGCCTCCTTGGCCGCCGCGATCTTGGGGTCCACGGGGTTCGTGCTCTTGAACGCCGCTGGGTTCACCGTCTTGGGGCTGACCGCTGCGGTGGCCGCCGCACTCCCGAAGACAGCCTGACCGGCAGCGTTGAATAGAGGGTAGGCAACAACGGGAACACCCATCCTCTACCCCAGCAAGGTCTTGAGATTCTGTTGTCCAGCGCCCGTGCCGCCAGCAAGCCCGGACTTCGCTACATCCTTGTTGCTGCCGTAGGCTCCGATGGCCTGGTCCCTGCGCCGTTTAGCTGACCGCTCTGCCTGCCTGCGCTTCTTCTCCTCATCGACCTGGGGGAGACCGGGGATCTTGGGGCTCTTCGCTGTCACTGCACCATAGGCAGCTGAAGCGCCACCCACAGCCGTGCCGATGTTGCCGATGATCGCCCAGGTGGCTGCTGTGCCCATGACCTACCCCAGCAAAGACCGAGGACTGTTCGGGTTGTCAGGGATCGGCCCCATCCAGTCCCGCTTGCGGCGTTCCTTCGCCTCGTGATCGTCTTCACGAGGCTTCTCCCCACCGCCCATGCCAGCGATCTTTACTGCTGCGTCTGAGAGCACTTGCGCGATCTCCTGGGGCATTCCCATAGGGCGGTCTCCTTGGATGGTCTGAGAACCCACTGTGTCACGCGCCCGATGTCAAGGGTTTGCTGTAGGCCACCGCCGTCTGCTCGTATCCCAGCCGCTGGTAAAGTTCCCCCGTCCGCTCCGGGTGGATGCCCGAAGAGACCCCCATGATCATCTCCTGGGCTCCCTGCTCGGCGGCCCACGCCTCCAGCGTCCTGACCAGCCTGGCCCCCAGCAGACCGCCCCGGTGCTCAGGCATGAGATAGTTGAACATGTCCAGCCCGTAGCTGGCCGAGCCCCACCAGTAGGGTGTCACGACGCCTCCGATGGCCCCTACAACCTCTCCCTCGACGATGGCCACCCAGAGCGAGTCGTTGACCATGAGCCGCTCAAAAACGTCCTCAGCCTTCTCAGGGTCGTACCCCAGTTGTCTGAACTTGGGCGACTCGGCAGCCATGGCCATCCCCATCTCAGCGATCACCGGGAGGTCCATGGGCTCCGCGTGGAAGATGGGCATTAGATGTCGTAGTACGGGTCGCGCTTGGTCTTCGCCTTGCGCCCCCGCTTCCTGAACACAGCGTCCAGCGGCTGCTCGGCGTGGACCGGTTGGGCGAAGGTGAGCCCGAAGGCATCGCCATGGTCTGGAGACCTCCCCAGCCGCAACTTGATTCTGTCCTTTTCCTCCAGAGCCATCTTGTCGCCCTTGAAACTGTAGGTAGGCACCGTGAGATCGCCCACGAGCTTCAAGTCGATCGGCAGTTGCCCAGACTTCTTCACCCACTCAGCAGCCTCGAAGGCCATCTCAGTGCGCTTGTTGAAGAACCTGGGGTCTGTGGCCTTGCCAGAGAACGGAACGCCCACGGGGGAGAAGCCAAGCGCCCTCAGTGCGATCAGCGTGGCAGCGCCGTACCCACCCGTGTCGTCCACGAAGCAGGCATCGGCCCCCCACTCCTCCCACTTCTTGGCGATGTGCCCGGCGATCTGGTCGCCTTCCATGCCGCGCAAGATCATGGGCTCGAAAGCCACGAGACCCTGCCTCGGGTAGACCACCGTCGAGTCCATCCCCTTCCGCGCCACATCGACCCCCAAGATCTTCGGTGCCCAGTCGAAGTCCTCCTTGCGGTAGCTGCGCTTCATCGCCAGATCGACCTGATCCTCAGACAGCAGACTGTCGATAGCGCCCAGCGGGAACTTGCCCAGCAGGTACGCCATGACCCATGGGTCTTCGCGCCCGTACCGCTCGATGTCCTTTCGAGCCGCGTCGATATCAATCCTCGGGCTGCGGTCCGGGTCGTCCGGGTCTCCCGTGATCTCAACCACGAACCACTCGTCACGCTCCCGTACACTCGTCGTGTACAGGATGCCGTCGCGGGTGATCGGGTTGCCAGCGATCACGATGGCCCCATCGGTCGTGTTCGTCATGCCCTGGCGTGCGGCCTTCAACACCGTCACCGGGATAGGGCCACCCTCATCGATCAGGTACAGGATGTACTGGCCGTGCAGCCCCGACAACGTAGCTCCCTGCTCGTCAGGGTTTGCGGTCTTCGGCCACGCTCGCGCTGCCAAGAACCAAGTGTCGGGGAACTGCTTGTTGACGATGCGCTCGCTCTGCCACTC